TATATTTGATGATTATGATCCAGAAATATTAAATAATTTAATTGAAAATATAGCAAAAGATGAAAATTTAAATTGTGCTTTTATATTTGACGATGTAATCTCGAAGATAAATAAAAATAATGGTGAAAATAGTAAAAATTTGCATCGTATGTTGCTGAATAGAAGACATATTTTATATAATCCAAATGATTTAGATGATGAGCATATATCAGGTTGTAGCAGTTTTATAACTTCGCAGAGGTATAATTTATTACCATTGACGATTAGAACATCTGGTATAAGTCATTTAATACTATTTAAAATTACTAATCAAAAAGACTTAAATGATGTATGGGTTGAATGTGCTAATGAAATGGATTTTAAACAATTTAAAAAAATTTGTGATTTTGTATGGAAAGAACCACATAATTTTTTATATATTATATTAGATGAAGATATAAGTAGGAAATATCACCGCAATTTTGATTTAATAGAGTTAGATGAAGATTATTTAAATAGTTAATATATTAAATAAACTATTTAAAGACTAAATTATAATTATATACATCAATGACCTCATTAGGACATATATATATGATTTGGACGCCATTAGACAATTCATTTTGTTATATTGGTTCTACATTTAACAGATTACATAAAAGATTTGAAGGGCATAAACACGATTATAAACATAATTATGGTAATGTCTCAATTCATAAATATTTTGATAAATACGGAATTGATAATTTTAAAATAGATTTAATTAAAAGTTATAATGTAATCAGAACACATCAAAAAGATTTTAAACATTTATGTGCTTATGAAACATTATGGATTAGTAAAACTAAAAATTGTGTAAATGAATTATTACCATTTATGCCATTAACAAAAGAAAAACAAAAACAATATTATTTAGATAATAAAGAAACAAAAAAACAATATAAAAAACAATATAGAAAAAATAATAAAGATAAAATTAAAGAAAAAGAAAAACAATATTATTTAGATAATAAAGAAAAATTATTAGAAAAACAAAAACAATATAATATAAATAATAATGAAAAACTTAAACAAAAATTTAATTGTGAATGTGGTGGTAAATATAGATTTTCTGATAAAGCAAAACATTTTAAATCAAAAAAGCATCAAAAATATTTAGAAAATTTAAATAGTCAATAAATTAATACCTGAAAAAAATATAATATATAATTATAATAAAGAATGAAACCATCAGGAAAACATAAACATGATAAAGACAACCCAGAAGGACTACATACCCACGATTTTGATGAGTTAGGCGAAGAAGGTTTAAAATTATTAGTAAAAGGAAAATTAAAAAATTTACCAAATTTCAGTTTTAAAAAAGCAAAAACAGAAAAACAGAAAAAAGAAGCAGAAGAAAAAAAAGAAGAAAAGAAAAAAAATAAAAAAGAACAATTAAATGAATTAATAGATACTATTGAAAATAATTTTAGTAAATTTCAATCAAAAAAACAAGTCGCACAACAACAATCAGGGAGTAGTGTCCCTATTCCAATCTATATACCGCAATATACCGCCCCAACTGATAAAAATTTAAATGTTGAGAATTTAACTGATATTAATAATATGATATTAAAAAAAGAAAATGAATTAAAAGAATATTATGAAAAAGAATTTAAAAAAAAATGGAGTGAAGTAGAAGAAAATTATATTGAATTAGAAAATAGAGCATTAGAAGAAGATAAAGAAATAGCATTTAGAGAACCAATATTACCACAACCAGAAGAATTACAACCAGAAGAATTACAACCAGAAGAAGAACCAATATTACCTGAAATTAAACCAGAACCATCACCACTACAACTGCAAATTAAACCAATAGAAGAATTTGAAAAAGAATTTGAATTTATACAACCAGAATTAATACCAACAAGACAATTTGAATATATGCCAGAAGAAGAAAGTTTAGAAGATAAAGTAATGGGGTTATTAGATATTTTTGATGATGAAGTATTAAGAAAATTTCAAAAAGCAGACCCTAAAATTGAAACATTAGAAAAATTAAATGAAGAACAACAGGAAATTATAGACTCTAAACAAAATCAATTAAATCAATTAGTAGAGATGGAAAGTAATTTAAGAGAAGCGTTAAACTTAGATAGACAATCAATAGAAAAAATAGAAAAAGAATTAATGGAAAAAATTGAAGAAGCAAATTTATTAAGTGATGAAAATGAAAGACTACAAAAAATTAAAGAGGCAGAAATATTAAGTATTCAATTAGACGGAGCAAATAACATAGCACAATTAACAGAAGAATTAGGAAAAGTTGCAGATGAAAGAGATAAAATTAAAGAAGAATTAGAATCATTAAAATTTATGAATTTATTTAAACCAGAACAAGCAACAGACGCACAAGAGCAATTAATAGAAATGAATATAACACCAGCAGAACAACAATTATTAACACAGGAAACAAAAGAGGATTCTAGAGCAATATTTTTAAGAGAAATATTACCAGAAAATTTAATACCTAAACAACGTAACAGATTAAATAGTTTATATGAAACAATAAGAGCAATAGAAACAGAAATTGGAGAAAATGAATTAGATGAAAGAATTAGTATAATTTTAGGAGAAAGTCCAAATATAAGACAAAGTGAGTTTATGATTGAAATAAATAAAGAAAGAAAATCAATTATTGACAGGTTTAGAGAAGCAGAAGAATTACAATTCCAGCAAATACAAGAAAGAGTCGCAGAAATGGAAAATGAAGAAAGAATGGTATTACTTGCAGAAACAGAGGAAAGAAGAGAAAATATTTTAAAATCAATAGAAACGATTAAAGAAAAAGAAAGCGAAATAGAAAACGACATAAATGAAAAAGAAAAAGAATTAGAAGAATTTATAACCGAATATGAAAGTTTAGTATTAACTATTGAAACAGAGTTAGAAAATAAAGGCGTTGAAGAAATAGAGGATATATATAAAAATGTTGATGACAGAGAAAGAGAAAGTTTATTAGTATTAGTTGATTATATTAATGAACGTAAAAATCAAATAAAAGAAAGTATTGAAGGAGTTAAAGAAATATTAGAAAACGGAAAACAATTATTGGAGAAGAGAGGTATAGAACTCGCAGAGAAAGAAGAAGATTTAAAGTATATTAATAAAGAAATAGAATCCCTACAAAAGGAACTTTTATAAAAAAAAAATATTTTATAATAATATATGTATAATTTTTTTTTTACTGATGAAATATATAATGTAGATAAAGAAAGAGCAATTAGAATTATTAATAGAATTAATAATAAAATTGATGCGTTAAATGAAAATAAAAAATTAAATGAAAACGAAAAAAAAGAGTTATTCGAATGTAGAGCATTACTAGTAAAAATATTAAAATATCAATTTAAATTATAATTAAAAAGTATTTAAAGATATTTTTCTAATATATATATATATAGATAATATGTCTTCAAATACCAAAGAATATGCCAGAAAATATTATGAAAAAAATAAACAAAAATTAAAAGAATATTATAAAAATAATAAAGAGCAATTTAAAAAAAATTATGAAAAAACGAGAGATAAATTAATTAATACAGATTCAGAGCATTATAAAATATTTTTAGATTATCTTAATTTAATATGTGATAATATTGAAGATAATAATTATTTAATTGATAGTAATATTTATCAAAATAATTTAATTAAAAAATATATTGATGATAATATTAATATTTTTAAAGAATATTTTTATTTTCGAAATTGGTCACAAATGATAAAATCTAAAAAATTAGCAAATCAAATATTAAAAAGAATGTGTAAAGTTCTATCCATAGAAACAAAAAATGTTATTAAATCTTGTTTAAATAATAATAAAAAACCTTCCTCTCATTCATATATTTTAATTAGTATTTAAATAACGCTTTTTCAGAAAAAGTATAGCAAAAAAAAAAATACTTAAAGATAAGACATTATAAGATATTATAAGATGCCTAAAAAACCTATTGATTATTCAAAAACTATAATTTATAAAATAGTCTGTAAAGATTTAAATATTAAAGATTGTTATGTAGGTCATACCACGAATTGGGTAAAGAGAAAATCAAGACATAAAGAAAATTGTAATAAACTAAATACTAAAATTTATAAATTTATTAGGGAAAATGGTAATTGGGAAAATTGGGAAATGATAGAAGTTAAAAAATATCCCTGTAATGATAAACGAGAAGCAGAAAGCGAAGAAAGAAAAATTTACGAAGAGTTAAATGCTGGTTTAAATAATAATAGACCATTTATAACAGAAGATGAAAGAAAAGAATATAATAAAAAAAAAAATAAAAAATATTACCAAAAAAATAAAGAAAAAAATAATATTCCTTTTTAAATTTTTATTTT